TATAAAGTGCCTGCTATTCAAGTGGAGTTGCCTCTTGGTAATGAAAGAAATGAGCTAAACAAAGATAGCTATAATTATCTGTGGCAACGGACACAATTTAACCACGGTCTTAGAGCTTTATTAATGGAGGATTGGACACCAGAAGCTGAAGAGAAAGAAAGGGAGCTCGCTATACAGGAAACCAAAGATCAAGCAATGAAGCAGTTTGAGTGGAATTGGGGAGATCTGGGAAATGCTGTTTTAAATGGAGTTAACAACGGTGCAAGGTCTACTTGGAATCTAGGTTCTACAATTACAGGTGGGGCTGTTCCTTCTGCTAGTAAAGCAGGGTGGCCCCATAATCCTGCTGGCGACCAGACTACTCTGTGGGGCGGCTTCCTTAGTTCTGCGATGCAGATGGTTCCCGGTTTCGGTGTTTATGCTGGTGGAAAGTGGGGAGCAAAGAAACTAGGAGAAAAATTAATAGCCCGACGAAAGGCAAAAGGTTGGAAGGAAACTTCTGTTCAAAAGAAGGACATGACCTCCGGTAGTAAGTGGTGGTGGATCACGGTAGAAGGCCTAAAGGCAGATGCCATTATAACTTTTTTATCTTTTGATCCTAGAGACGATACAATGATTGGATCTCTGGGTTTGCAGTGGAAGAACAACGCATATCTCAAGGAGAATATGCCTAAATTTGGAGAATTTCTGAATGATTGGGGCGAGCTGGGAGACAAGGTAAAGCCGGGAGATATGGATGCAGAGCTGGCTTTTCAAACAAAGATGAAAAAAAGGTTCGGACATGTTACTGAAGGTGTGCTTATGGGCATAGCTTTCAACTTCGCATGGAGAGGTTTTAGATATAATCGTAGAAAAAAGCATTATGTTGCTGCTTTAAAAGAAGCTGAAGAATCCAGTAAACTTCTTAATGCTCCAGACTTAGATCCAGTATTAAAACAACAGTATTTAGAGAGGGCTGAAAAAGCTGCCATAAAGCTGGAAGAATGGCAAGGAGTATGGAGAAAGGGAAGATACGCTGATACTGATGAGATTAATGAGTTTATCGGTGCGGAAACCAACAATGCTTCTGGTTACACTGCCAGATCAGTAAGTGATTCCGAGGCAACTCTAGCCATGAAACAGGCTACTCCAAGGCATATAAAAGCAGCCAAGGATATGTTGGTGGAACCTGAGTTTGAAGTGGATGAAAGTTTAAAAACTCTGGCTGCTACTAGAAAAGTCAAGACGGCTGATGATGCGCTTGGAGAAGAATTTTCTGAAAAGATTTTTTTAAGAAAAGATCTAGCTGAAGGTCCTTTCGAGCCAGAGCTATTCTGGAATTATCTAAAGGGAATAGATCCTGAACTTCAAAAAAGAGGTTATGGGGAAGTAAGCGAAGCATCACAGCAGAAGGCTTTGATGCTGAAGTCTTTAAAGAATATTTATCCTGAAGCAAGACTTAGGGAGATTCTGGATACTCCAGAGAAAATCCGCAGATTTCTGCTTGAACACGAAAAAGCCCATATAGATTTGGGACATAGAAAACAATACGATACAAAAAAACTTCTGGATAAGAGACAAGTTGGGATGGAAGCCGAAGCAACCAGAAAAGCTCTGGATGTTGTGCGTAAAGTCTACGGCAAGGGAAACATAGGAAATATTAAAAATTTAACTGTGTCACGTTTAAGGGCTCTAGCTTTTGAATTTGGCATTGTTCCCAAGAAAAAGGGTGGAATATATAAACTTACTAAAGCTGAATTGATTACTGCACTAAAGCCTGCTCTAGCTTCTCAATACTCTGCCAAGGATATTATTCCTTCACTGGGTGGTAGGACTATAAATAGAGATCTTAAAAAAGCGGGGCCAACTGAATATTCAGGCAGGCTGACAGAGCATGATGGTCTTCATATCATTGTAGATACGGAAGCTATTAAAAAAGATTGGGATGCAGGATTGCTCTATATGAGGGGGCAAGCGAAAAACCCCTTTACAGGGAAGCGTTCCAGAGCTACCCAGCTTGAGAGCATGGTCTTTGAAGCAATGAATTTGGATATTGATAAGCTTAAACATTTATTGGGGGATGAGAATAGATACGCACGATTCCTTGAACAGCGGCAACGGGCTATTCTTATGAAGTTCAAGCTAAAAGGAATGAGTCCCAATACTGTTCTTTCTCCTCATGACCCTGACATGCTTGAGCTGATGATGGAAGCGACCTTTGATACTTTAATTAGTAAACATGGTTATTTTGGTATGTCTCCTGCGCATTTAAGAAAAGCGGGTGGCCCCTTAAATCGAACTCCTCAACGGATTACACTAGGGGACATTCAAAAGAAGATTATTTCATTAAAAGTAAAGACCAAGCGTGGGGAGGAAACCGGGTATGGAGCTTTGCAGAGAATGTTTAATGAAGCCAAGAACATGGATGAGTTCTTAAAAGACGTAGTAGCCAAGGATGTCTTTAATTTTGGAACAGCAGGGAGTGAAGATGCCTCAAATAGAGCATTGGCAGCAGTGGTAAAACTATTTGATGACCAGCTTAAACTGAGAGTTACTAAAGGAGCCGGAAAGGTTAGTGATGAACAACAACTTATAAAAGCTTTGGCTATTCTTCATGGGTTAGATCCAAAGACATCCATGGACCCTAAGTTATTTCTGATTGAAAGATATAATAACGATCTGGAGTCCTTGAAGGATATGATTGGCACAACAGCTGATTCTATCGGAGGACAGCCTCTAGAAGTTACCAGAGAAGGATTGGACAGCCTCATTAGAAAAGGAGAAGGCGGCTTCAATGGTGAGCTTTCTTCTTTAACCGGAAATAAACTAAAGAAACCTCTTCATGAGATCGCAGAAACTGGAGACTTAAACTATGGAGACTTGAGAACCCTGAGCAGCAGAGTTCTTGGTATGCGTTTACAGGTACAACAAAGAGGTAAACAGCTTATTCCAGCAGTTAAAAGACTCAACAGGGCAATGAGTAAGGGGGAGGACGCTACCGAAGAGGCCTTTGAAGTTTTAAGACAGATAGCTCTTATCTCCAGTGACATGGAAAACCTTGCCACAGCCAAGCGTTCCACTGGTCAGACTTTGAGAACCTTTAGAAACTTGGATCACTATGCCTCTTTAAAGAATGCTGATGGAACTCCCATTTTAGATAAGAATTCTGCTATGGATATAATGCAGATGGCTTTGGCTAACTTGGATGCTGGGCAAGCCAAGGGAACTGGTCTAAGGCGTCTAGGTCAGCTTAGTGAAGCTATCGAGGCAGCTACCAAGGAACCCTCTTTATCTGAAGCAGACCAAGTTATCCAAGGTATAAAGGTCATGAGGAGATCCAACCGCTGGGGTGTGGATCAAATTAATGATTATCTTATTTCAGCCATGCTTAGTGGCACAAAGACTCAAGCTACAAACTTTATTACTACTGCTCTTCGTCCTTTGCTGGGTGTAACTGAAAGGTACGCAGGATCTTTCTTATTAAGAGAGAAACACATGGAAGGAGTTATGGATTTGGAAGGTAAGCCCATGACGGCAGTTGAAGCAAGAAAGCATGTTCGGATGCAGGCAGCAAGGGAGATGTTCTATTACAGTTCCTTAATGTTGGATATGAACCGAATTCTATTTAAGACCGCACCAGATACAGAGGCGTTAATGTTTAAACCTGAAGGTAGATTCGGAACCTTCGCACCGACAATGGAGGATGCAGCTAAAGGTGTTAAAGGAGCTTTTGAAGCAGACTATTATTTAACTGATATTTTAGCAAAAGGTGGAGGCGAACGTGGACTTGGAGGAGGAGAGCTCACTGATTTGCCTAGAGCGGGTGCTGCCTTGGACTCTCAGCAACTAAAAGCAGATGCACATACCATAATTGAGAATTCTTCCATATTAAAGGGAAGTTGGAATATGGATGAAAAGGCACATAAAGTGCTGAATGCTTGGTCGGAAAGCAATGCTGGTAAAAAGCTTAGTGGGTATTGGGATGGTTTTCTGTTTGCAACCATGCGCCAACCGGGACGCAAACTGATGATGATTGACCAGCTGTTTAAACAGGCAGTTTACAAATCAAAAATTAGATCAGAATTGGCTGTCTATGCTCAGAGGGATTTAAAACTGAAAGATAAGAAAAAAATAGCTACATTTATTGCTGAACTGGAAGATGGAATGACGCTTCCCAATGGCCAGCGGTACAGCCAACAAAACCTAAAAAATTGGGCTTATCAGAAAGCCAGTGAGATGGAACTAAATCCTGAGGAAACTTATGCTTATGCAGATGGTATAGTTCGTAATTGGTCTAATAATATGAATGTAGGAGTTGAAGGTGGGATGACTCCTTTTACATCCAGCTTTGGGCCATTCTCCAATGAAGCCAGAGAACGCTTGGCTGAGAGTGCTTGGAGAAAATCCCAAGAGTACACCTTTCAAACTCCGCATGGTCAAATAGCAAACGAAGCTTTGGGAGCTGATAAGGATGGTGTGGTTTCACCTACTAATAAAGGTACGCGTAATAAGGCATTTGAGCACGGCTACCGAGTAGCTGCAATGAGAGATTGGATTCAAGAAAGTCCTCTTCTTAGAGTTTTTCAACCATTTCTTACAACAGAGGCTAATCTGTGGAAACAGCTAGGCCAACGAGCTTTGTTTCCAAATGCCAGACTTTTTAGACAATGGCATCATCAGTGGCGGGCTGACATGATACATTCCGATGCAGGTACTCGTGCTGAAGTTAAGGGTAAAATTTTTACTGGTATGGCTATTAATGGCGGTGCAATCGCTCTGGTATGGCCCTCTATGTATATAAAACCCTACGAGTGGATTACAGATACTGAAGTTGATGAGCGTTATAAAGATGGTTTTAGAATCACTGGAAACGGCCCTTCCAACTGGATTGAAAACAGAAGGTGGAGAAACGAAGGACATAAGCCCTATACAATAACTTGGCCGGGAGGATTCAGGTTGGATCTAAGTAGGATGGAACCTTTTTCCTACATACTGATGGCAACAGCTAATGCCAGAGAACTATATGAAGCTACAGATCATGATGACGATGCCAGAGAAAAAGTATTGGATTATATAGGATCTTTAACTCTGGCTGCAGGAGAGCTTTTTGCAGATAAAACCCATGCTCAGGGTGTAGCTGAATTTGTGGATATGATTCATACTTTTAAGCCTACTGGAGATGAAGAAGCTGATATGCGGTATTGGAATAAATTCATAGATAGACAATCAAGAAAGCTTACTCCTGCTATATGGGCTCAATTTACTAAATCTGTTGATAATTTTAAACGGGAAAATAATTCATTTAGAGATGCCATGATGAGTAGAATCTTCCCTTGGGTTGTTCCCAAAATGAGAGATGATATTTTTAATACTGTTATTCCTTATGAAGAAATGTCTTTAGGACATCTGGTTGATGCTGCTAATCCTTATAAATTTTATAAACCAATAAAACCAGATTGGCTTAGAGAAGAATTAGGTTCCCTGAATTTGGCAGTAGGGCCACCCGCTGTTCTGGCTAAACCGGGAGTCAAGGCTTTAAACCGTGCGCAGTACCATGCAAAACTGACATACCATACTCCAGACAAACCTGCTGATTACAATAGCAATATTGAGAGCAGAAACAACTGGCATAGGCAGGCTAATCTTAGTGCTAAACTCAATAAACTTGCAAAAAGCAGGGTTGCTCCCGGTGGAGCGCCTTGTCCTATTGAAGAAGGAGAATCTTACTATAATTATTGGCGTAAGTATATGAGTCTTAGAAAGATACGATTTACTTCTAACGAAGCTAAAAAGTATCACAAGCTATTAGAAGACCTGTATCCAGAAAATCCTGAGTTAAAAAAATGGGTAGATGAATTACAGAAAAAAGGTAAAGGAAATCCGTTGGTAGGTCTAAAGGAAATAATGACCATAGCGGGTAAAGAGATGGCAGAGGAAAATAAGATTCCCGGTGCTGGCCCAGAGTCAGCCGCTATAAGAGAAGCTACAGGTAAAAAGTCTTTCAGAGTTGAAATATTGGCTAGAATGGTTCACAAATGGCGCGAAGATTCTGACGAGGAATTGATGGGACGACATGTTGATCTGAATGCAGACGATCTTTACAAACCATTTTATCTTGGACGCGGGAAATGGACAGATGATGATGGCCGTACACATAAACCTGTTGCTCCTGTGTTTTGGCCTAATCTTTCAAGAGCACTTATTGAGTATGAAATAATGGATGATAACAGAAGAGGAGTATCCTTGAAAGATCATGCTCTCTACAAACAAAAGAATGCTAGGAGACTCAAAGATCGCCGCCAGAAATTTAGAGATGTACAAGAAGAACAAGAATTTCTTAAACCAGAATAAGGAGTCACAATGGCTTACTCAGTAATATATACCACAGCCACAGGCACAGCCACTACTACTACTATAGCGACAAGTGTAGTCACCTTCAGTTACCTGAAGAAAAGCCATCTTGAAGTCCGTATCTCAGGAGCTGGAGACACCACAGCAGCTTTTAAGACTGCCTTGGGTTTGGACTCCATCACTGCTTTGGTTCAAAGAACCGCTTACAATGTAGCTGATAACGGGGATATTACCTTTGTAACTGGAACACTGGCTAATGGAAGCGTCTACCAAGTAGAAGTAAGGCGTAACTCCGCAATCACCACTCGCTATGTTGATTTTCAGTCTGGATCAGTTGTAACTGAAGCTGATCTGGACAATGCAGCAACACAACAACTCTACTTATCTCAAGAACTGGATGATTCAGTAGCTAAACTCAGGGAAGATGGAACAGTAGCAGCCACCTTTACTGGGGATCTTACTGGGGATGTTACAGGTAACGTAACAGGCAATGTTACAGGCAATGTTACAGGTAACGTAACAGGAGACTTAACAGGTGCTTCTGCTGGAACTCATACAGGGGCTGTTGTTGGTGATGTTACTGGGAATGTTACGGGTAATGTTACTGGGAATCTTACAGGTAATGTTACTGGAGATGTAACTGGGAATGCAGATACGGTAACTACCAACGCTAATTTAACTGGTGATGTTACTTCTACTGGAAATACTACTGCCTATAATGGCACTGTACCAGTTTCCAAAGGAGGCACAGGACAAACCACAGCCCAAGCTGCCATTGATGCTCTAAGTCAATCCAGCAGTGCAACTACCAACCATGTATTAACCAAGGATTCCAGTGGCAACGCTGTTTGGGCAGAACCGCCGGGAGCAAGTGGAGGTGAAGCTAACACAGCCAGTAACGTGGGCAGTGGTTCTGGAACTGAGTATGGGATCTTTAAGCAAAAGACTGGGGTTGATATTGAGTTAAAGAAACTCAAACAAGGAACAAACATCACCCTTACGGAGAATACCAGTGACATTACCATTGAATCAACAGGAGGAGGCGATAGCCTACCGATTGTCGATTCCACAGCAGTGGTTAAAGATCCTTCAGATGCAACCAAGTTAGCTCGTATTGACGCCGGAGCTATTACAACTGGAACCACGAGGGTCATCACGATGGGTGATCGGGATGTTGACTTGGCCAGTGGGGGAACTTTCGCTGAGAATAGTCACAGCCATTCGTACGCCGCCCAAGGGGCCAACGGCGATATCTCCAGCATGACTGGTCTTTCCGACGATGGCATCCCGCTGGCCAAGGTGGCCGACGCCGCTGGGCTGAGTGTAAACCAAGCGTGGTCTGGGATTCAGCGTTCCCCATTTTACACCTCTTACGCGGACGACACTGCGACGTTTTATATGCGAAACGCGCAGAACTGGACATGGACAGTCTCTGCGAGTGGCGCGAGTTCGGTTACATTCGAGTTGGAGTCTGAGACATCGGCACTCACTGACGCCAACGGGCAATCGGGTTTCATCCTGCTGACCAACTCCGGTGGGACAATCACCCTTAACGCGACAACTACTGATGTTGATACGGATTTGCTTACGACCATTAGTGGCGCGACGGGAACATTCCTCCTGAGTTACATCTGCGATGGTTCCAAGGTCTACCTAACCAATAGCAAGGCACTTAGCTAATGCCGATCTTTCCGACAAGTATAATCCCAGCAGCAGCAACATCCACAGACCCAGTGGTGGAGCGGGGGTTGCGGTTTGAGGACGGGGATACGCCTTACCTCACCCGCACACCCGGCAGTGCGGGAAACCAAAAGACATGGACTCTCTCCTGCTGGGTGAAGCGCGGTAACCTTACATACACACGGTCAACTTTTTTTGCGGCGGGTGCTTTTGGTGTTGGAGATTGGATGGAGTTGACTTTCAACAGCAGCGACCAACTGTGGGTCTACTTCAAAAACGCGAGCTACCAACTCGTCACCACGCAGAAGTTTAGGGATACATCCGCTTGGTATCACATTGTACTAGCGGTGGACACCACTCAGACCACCGACTCAAATAAGGTGAAGATTTGGGTGAACGGCACACAGGTCACAGCATTTACAACATCTACCTACCCAAGTGTGGATGATGAAGACCTACCCGAAGTTAACTCCACTTCAACCCATTAC